ATTGTTTCCCTTCTTTTTACTTATTAAAAATCAAAACAGCCACAGGATATTAGTTGCCCTTTACATTTTGGACATCTTTCCATATCGCAACCCAAGTGATGATAGTTGCCTTTTTTATTGACTATGCCACAATCGTGGCACCTTTCGTTGTCATCGAAATAATCTGTATTTCTTTCACAACCTTCTATTGTTTTAAGTGTGCAAGTTTTTGCTGTTGTCATTTTTTGCCCACAATCTTGACATTTCATTTTGTTTCCCTTTCTACATATTTGCTTGCTATTACTGCTACAATTCCTTGTAGATCACTTTGTGTTAAAAAGTGGCTATCCTCTACTATTTGCAAAATCTCATTTTCTAGTTTTTCGTTGGGTTTAAATCTTTTATTACCAGAAGTTCTTTTTTTTAGCCTTTGCTGTAGAGTAAAAACTACTTGTTCGGCTTGTTTTAACTCTTGATCGCTTAAAAAATAGTCATTTAATAATTGATTTATTATTTGTTTGTTTGTCATTTGTTGCCCTTTCTAGTGTCCAAAACCTATGCTCGTTTGATAATTTGGTCTGTTATCCCATAAACTAGCTGTTGAATAACTGCTCATTTTTACATAATAATCATTTTTATCATTAGACGAACCACCCTTAACGATTTTTGTTAGTGCTTTTTCATCCTTAAAACTATTTTTTGCAGGCTTTACTTTGTCTTGTATAAAATGATCGCTTTCTAAGTAATGGCTGTTGATTGCCCTGATTTGAACTGATTTTTTATTAACCTTAACCACTTGGTAATAGTCAATATTGGTTTGATCATAGCCCCAACTCTCGACCAAAATGTCGCCAACCTTTGCAGGATTTTTGAAACTTAACCTCTCTTGTTTTCTTTTTTCTTTTTCCTCTGCTCTGGCTTTAATATTGTTTAGTGTTTCTTTGATATAATCGTCTGCTTGCTGTTCGTTTCTAAATCTATAATACTTAATCAGCCTGTTGTATTCTCTTTTGTTGTTGTTATAGAACTTAACAAAAAAACTTTCGTTTTCTTGCCACTTGTCAAGTTGATATTTGCCTTGCTTTATTGTTTTTATTTTCATATTTTTTCCTATTTTCATTTATACTACTTATATTATACTATTATTTCTGTATAGTGTCAAGCACTTCTTCAATTATCAAATGCTGTTTTCCAAAATCTCTGGCAACCTCAACATTTTCTAAATACAAGTCAAATCTGGTTTCGCCTTTGATTGCCCCCCCTGTGTCTGTGCAAGTAAAAACCCCTAGATCGCCAATCTCAAAAGATTTACCCATATTAGAGGTGTCGCAAGCCATCGTTTTGTTTGCTATGGGTGTTGTGCCATTTGCAGTCGTTGGCTTGCCATTTAACAAGCTTGGACAATTCATTAGAATTTCGGCTTGTGTTTCTAAACCTTGACAACTATAAGCAGTTATTAAGCCAATTTTTACCTTTGCTTCAATTTCCTTTATGATTGTTTTTTGAATTGTTATAATCTGATGATTGTTTTTACTTAACTGCTTAATTGATTGAAAAACACTAAACCATAACAAGCAATCAATAATTAAACCAATAAACAAGGCTTTTTTTATTCTCTTTTTGGTCCTATAGGCTTTAAGCCTTGATTTGCCTTTGATTTTTTTCATTGTGTTTTTTTAATTCCTTAATTAAGCAGTCAGCGACTGCTCAATAAAAAATTAAACTTGCTCAACACTTCCTGCGTAAACTTCGTCAATAGTTTCTCGGCATAGATCGGCATTTTTCAAGCAGATTTTGACCATGCGTTTATTTGGTCTTTCCATCGTTGCATAGCTTTCTGCGCTTTCGTGCCAGTCATTAGCACAACCCTTTAAGCCTGAAATAATTAAATCTCTTTGAAATGGGCTTATTGTTATTGTGATTTTGTAGTCCATAAATTAGCCTTTCTTTAATAATGAAGTCTCGGCTCGGCGCTGACGTTTAGCCCGATTTCTTGCCAGTCTTTTTTCGGCTTGCTCAATCTCAAATAGCGACTGCTCAAGCTCATCAGAGCATAGAAAAAAATCAGGGTTTATGGTGGGCTTTGCCGAGATATTCATTTTCATATATATAAGATAACTATACAGGAAAAATAGAATAATGTCAAGTATAATTTAGAAACTGCTACACATAAAACACAAAAACAAAATCGATTGACCAGTAATGAAAAAAATGCTAGGCTTTAGAATATGGATAAAATCGAAGTTAAGCGCGACACAATAAGCGCAAATAATTTTAGAAAAACACAAGCAGTCGGCAAGGTGAAAATGACACCCAAGCGACGACAGATGATAAACCAAACAATAAATGCGCTTGTATCCTGTAATTATAACAGGGGGCGAGCAAGTAAAATGCTAAATATTACTGAGCAGGCTTTGTATTCACGTTTTCGTAAGTATCCACAAATACTCGAGCAATTAGATTATCTTAACAAAATGACGATAGATTTAGTAAAAAAAGAGATTGAGGCTTTTAGTCCAAAAGGTGCAAAAAATGTTATTAAGCTTGCTAATAAGGCTGAGAGTGAAAACGTAAAACTCAATGCTAATCTGGAGTTGTTAGATCGTGCAGGAATAACTAAACCTAGTAATACCAATGTGCAGGTAAACATACTCAACGATTTAAGAAAAGATAAGAATACCTATGACTTATAGGGTGGGGGGGGTAGGGGGGTATCCCCCCGATAAACCAGACAGCACTTGAGAAGGGGGTGGGGTGCTCATACCTAGGGGGGGTGGTTTTTGTATTAAAGAATGTTTACCCGTTTAAGTAAACCCTATTTTTCAAGCTTCAACTTTAATTCCAGTAATTCCTCATCACTTCTTTTAACTGACTCATCATAATTTTCCAGCATGAGTATTGCTTTACTGTAAGTTTCCAAGTGTTCTTTTTGTAACCACAAACTTGCTGCTATTGGATTCTTGTGCCACCAGTGCAGATGACAGTGCATACATAAAGTTTTAAGATTCCAGCTGGAGTATTCATAATTTGGATATTCTCTTTTGGGTAGAATATGAGAGCAATGAAGTGCACTTGGATTGTCCATTCTTTTGCCACAGTGCCAACAGGTTTGGTGATCTCTCTCTTTAATTTTGGATGCGACCACCTTCCAGAGCTGTTTCTTTAACTTTGTTCTAGTAAACTTTTTGGACATAACATAACATTACCACAAACGGGTAGAACTTGTATAGTTTTTTAAATATAAGCGACCCGCTTCCCCGCAGGGGAATAAAGCGGGGAGCGGTTTATATTTCTATTTAGAAATATTATATTTAGGTATCTTGAGTAATTTATATCCCGATCTGTGTATTGGAATTTTTCTCTAAGAACAAACCATATCCTCCTGGAATTACTATGATTGTTCTTTGTAATATCCTAGTTGACTTATTGGGCGATTGGTGCTAGTATGGATCTATGATAAGTTACATAAATGTTTCCACCGATTTATTAAGAAACAAGAGCCTTTCCCCAATGGAAAAGTTATTATTTTCCTTGCTTGGAGTTTTAACAAAGAAAGCCGAAGATCCTACCACTGTGTCGGATGCTTTTATGGCAGAAGCCCTGGGCGTTTCTACCAGCTATGTTAACAGGATGCTAGCCAAGTTTAAAGATGCTGGAGTAATTTCTATTGAGAAAAAACAAGGAAGACGACATATTAGTATTATTGGCAACAAAGCCCTTATTTATAAATTTAGTAATTGACAGAAATAATAAAAAAGCAGTATAAGTTATAAACCTTAACAACGTTGATTAAATCAACTTAAAAGCGTCTGCAGAAAGCAGCTCCCCTACGGTGCAAGCGGGGAATAAGACGGATAATAAAACCAGTTTCAGTCTGGGTATAGAAATAGCTTGCACAAGTTATTCGTCACTGTACCCAGATTAAAACTGGTTTTTTGTCAGAAATGGGCTATGAACATAAAAAAAGAAACCTACCTAAAATACCTAGAAATGGGTTGGTCTGTCATTCCTTGGCGGATTTTTGAAGATGGTGGAAAGTTGCAAAAAGCCCCTGCGATTGCCACCTGGCGAGAATACCAGACTCGCAAAGCTACTATTGATGAACTAGACAAGTGGGACGATAAATACAACGCTATTGCAGTCATTACTGGCGAGATTTCCAATATTAGTGTAGTTGATGTGGACACCGAAAATGAGGGCGATTTGCCCTTTGAAAAGTTAGACAGTGAAATGGTGGTAGAGAGTATTAGTGGTGGTCATCACTATTACTACCTTTATAGCGATGAAACCAGAACCACCAGTAAACTGGATAATCTCCCAGTTGATGTGCGAAGCGATGGGGGGTTGATTATTCTCCCGCCAAGTAACTTTAAGGGAAAAAAATATTCTTTTGTAAAAGAAGCCCCAGTTTTTACTCTGCCCAAATTCCCATTAGATGTGGCGGAGGTGTTAAAAACCAAAAAAGAGGAGTTGTCCGCGCCTGTCGGCAATGATTTTCCGCAAGCCAGTGAGGGAAATCGGGATGAAACCGCCACTAGAATTGCGGGCAGTCTTTTTGCTAGGTTGCCCTTTGGACTGGCGGATGAAGTGATTTTGCCAGCATTGCTAACCTGGAATCGGGATAAGTGCCATCCACCACTAAGTGAGCGAGATATTCTAAAAGTTTATACCAGCATTAAAAACATTCATGCCCTACATCATCCCGAATTAATATTAACTCCCAATGATTTTGGCAGACCAAGAACACTCAACTCGATTGCAGATGAGCGAACTAAGGAACACCTACTGGAGCTAACAGCCCCCCGAACTGGAATTAACGGACTGGATCAAATTATTAAGGGTTTTCTTCCTGGACATGTTTACACTATTACTGGTGAAACCAATGTTGGCAAAACTTCACTTTGTTGTAATTTTGCCTATAGTGTGGCACAACAAAAACGCCGAGTACTTTATTTTGCCCTAGAGCCAGGCAACACCATTGTTGATTACCTGGCTTCTGTTAAAGAAAAAAAGACCTTTGATGCTAGTCGGGAGAAAATCTTTGATATATCAGATGATATTGAAGTTTACACTGAGGGGATAAATAATATTGAATCACTGCGAGAAACTATTGACCAACTAGATCACTATGATCTGGTAATCATTGACCACATTTCCTATTTTATTACTGGCAGTGATAACTATATTCAGGAGCAATCAAACGCCATTAAAGAAATTGCCAAGATTGCTAAAACCAAGAAAATCGCCATTATGTTGGTCGCCCACATTAACAAAAAAGCATCCATTAGCAAAAAGATTGATTTCAACGCCATTTCTGGCTCGGCAGCTTTTAAGCAAGATAGCACCGAAGTCTTAATTGTTACTAGAGAAGAAAAAGATGGTAGTGCGGGGGCGATTAATGTGGTTAAGACCAAATCTGGACCAAATGGTATTTGCCCAATTAGATTTATGCCAAACTCGGCTTTAATTAATGAAGAAGGCTCATTTTGAAACCAGTACCAATTAAATTCTATACTACAGATAAAAAAGAACTCTCTGAGAGAATAGATGAGCTAAGAGACTTGTTATTCTGGAGAGAATACTACAAAAAATATGACAAAGTTTATTATAATTGTGAAGCCATCCTGGACGCTTATTTGACGCTTGAAAAACACCGATCCGCCAGCACTTTTTGTAAGGCGGTTTTAAAGGAACTCCTATTTACTTATAGTGAAAAAGGAGTATAATAAAAGATGTTGTTTAATTATCAACAATGCGCAAAACACACAAACAACACTAAATTACACAATAGGCGCAAAAGAAAGGACAGAAATGTCATTTTTCCCCAAAGAGATAAAGGTGGAATCCACCTCTCGCTATACCAAGCTTGCTAAAGGTACGACTACAGTTCGTATGATGGGCGAGCCATTTTTTTATTATGAAACCTGGCTGGAGAATGATGATGGCTCAAGAACTCCCAAGAGATTTGATCTTAATGACCAGATTAATACTGGCGAACTTGGTCCAGATGGAGTTAAGCAGGTAATGAGCATTGTGGTTTATAACTACAATGAAAAAGCTATTCAGATTATGTCTATTAGCCAAAAGACAATTCTAAAAGCTATTAAGAGCTATAGCGAAAACCCCAAGTACGGTAACCCCACTGGCTATGATATTAATATCACTAAAGAGGGCGAGGGCAAGCAAACCAGATACAATGTTATTGCTGATCCTAAAGAAAAAGTTTCTGACGAAGTTAAAAAAGCTTATGAGAATGAAAACATTGAACTAGAAATGCTTTTACTAAACGGTGACCCATTTGGTCATCAAAATGAGAAAGCTCCAACTTCTGTTGACAAGTCTGATTTAGAGTTTTAAAAATAAAACCTCAAGAAAGGCTGGTAGTAATACCAGCTTTTTTTGTGTCCATTTTTGTGGTATGGTATTTTGTAATGATAAAACCTGGCTATAAAAAATTTATAGAAGATTACTTTGATATAACCAATAAAAAGAATGAACTTGTTCCATTTAAATTAAACGATATACAGGACAGATTTATTACACATGATGCAGATGACCATAGAAACGTCATTTTAAAAGCCCGCCAGCAGGGTTTTTCTTCTTTAATCCTGGCAATGTTTACTGTGGACTTTTTACTCAAAGATTTTTCCCATAGCGTGATTGTGGCAGATACACGTGAAAATGCGGAAGGACTCCTGGAGCGAGTTAAACTTTACATTGAATCTTATGAGTCTAAAAAGAAGTTTAAAATCAATTTAAAATATAATACCAGAAACGAACTCTATAATAGAGATACTAGATCAAAATATACTGTTGGTACAGCCCAGAATGTCCAGTTTGGTCGAAGCAAAACTATTACAAATTTGCATTTTTCTGAAGCCGCTTTTTTCCCTGATATGTCAAAGTTATTATCATCAGCCCTTCAAGCAGTGACCGAGGATGGAATGGCAATTATTGAAACTACTGCCAATGGCTATAATTTCTTTAGAGACTTCTGGATTGATTGTAAGAATGGCAAGAGTAATTTCAAGCCAGTCTTTTATGGTGCGAGTCAATTTTATTCAAATGATTTTTTAGATGCCAAAAAGATGGAATTAAAGCGAGAATACCAGCAAGAATATCCAGAAAATTGGATGGAGGCTTTCCTAGCATCTGGAGATACTTATTTTAAAAAGGAAGCGCTAGAAGTTTACTTAACTAACGCTATAGATCCAATAAAGACTTTTAAATATGGGCAATACAACTTCGCCTGAGATAATTAGGCAATATCGAAAAATTGAAAAGGGAGAATTCTTTGTGGTGGGGGTTGATACCGCTGCAGGAGGGATTGATAGTTGTGTGGCACAGTTTATGAGTAAAACTAATACCGATATACCACTGGTTTATTGTGAGCAAATTACTGCGACTGAAATGACTCCTAAAATTAAGTCAATGCTAGAGAAAATCCATGACCTAACTGGAGTGCGTCCCTGTGTGGCTTTTGAGAGAAACAATGGTGGCGTTTTTGAAATGGAGCGACTTGGCAGACTTAATCGTGATGATAAATTTTTTATGTATGAAATGTTTAACTATGGGAATAAAGATAGTTCCCAGAATGAAACTTATAAAATTGGCTGGGAAACAAATAGCGCTACACGCCCTAAAATGCTTTCTGACCTAAAGGAAGCCATTGACCATCAGCTAATTAAAATCTATGACAGACCAACTATTGAAGAATTATTTAGCTTTGTAGTAGTACAGATGAAAACCAGGTGGAAAGCTACCGCAGATGTTGGTAAGCATGACGACCTGGTAATGGCACTGGCTATTACTTATCAACTCTTTATCACCCAAGAACCACTGGGAGATATTTCAATCAGTGATCTTCCTGATGAGGGTTATTTTGATAGTAAAGGATTTTATTGATGGATAATTCAAACCCACAAAACTATTCATTTCACCAGATTCTTGAACAAGATATTGAAAACCTAAAAGGAGGGTTGTTAACTTTTACTGTCCGAGTTAATAACGGAGCAGTCAGTGACTACATTCTAATTCGCTATGATAAAAAATTTGAAGTTTCACCAGCTGATAGAAAAAGAGATTAAAGAACTTTGTTATGGCACGATTACTGTCAATGCAATAGTCCGTTCAGGAGTAGTAGATTTAACAAGTTCTAATCTGGTGTCACAGAGAAGAATCAAATTCAAAGTTGACAAGGTTAAAAAATCCGTGTAATAATAGCTTTTATTAGCTGTACAACATTTGTATTGTAGGCATTGATTGCGGTCAATGCCTTTTTTAAAACATTATGCCACTAGATTCACTCGCCAAACAAATAGAAGATAGATACCATCCTTCATACGAGAGACTCGCTGGAAAGCGCGAAAAGTGGGATGATATGGAGAAAATGTTTCTCGGCATTCTAAACGACCAGATCTCGTCTAGGACCAAATCTCAAGTAGTAGATCCTCGACTAACTAATCACTTAATAGATCGCAGTGCTAGGGTGATGTCCCAGATGGGGTCTGGTAAATTAAAGGGAATTTCCAAAAATGACATAGGCTCAACCATTCTTTTAAATCTCATTTTAGACAAATATGTTGTGCCCAATGCCAATGCTCAGTATGATTTACTCTCAAAATTCAGAATGGTAGACATGTACTCTGGTCTTTATGGCAACTTCTTTGCCTTTGTTGACTGGGATGTTAAAGCCAATGGCTATGCTGGACCAGATATGTGGCTTTTAAATATTAGAGATGTGTTTCCACAAATTGGAGCACAATCGCTAAACTCCAGTGATTACATTATTATTCGATCTTGGAAATCTCTTGACTGGTTTAAGCAAATTGCTAAAGAGAAGCGAGATGGTTTTAAAAATATGAGTAAGATTATTAGTAAACTTGAAAAGATTGGTGGAGACAGTCAAAACAAGGATGCTGATAAAAAAACTCAGCGTGAAACAAATGAATACCCAGGCGAGAGTGCTGGGAAAAAAGAAGGGATGTATAGCATTCTTTCTATGTATGAAAAAGACCGCTGGGTTGACTATGTGGAGTCTGCTAGAGAAATTATGCGTGACCAGAAAAATCCTCAGGATAATGGGGAACTTCCAGTGGTTGGCAAATATTCAATGCCGCTTCTAACTGACTTTTTTGGCTTTGGTGATTTTGAGCGAGGAATGAGCCTGGCTAAAACTGGCAATTCACTCTGGAATCTTTATATGGATGCAGTCAAAGTTTCTATTTTTCCACCAGTGTTGCTTAATAAAGACAATATTGCAGATGCATCAAGCATTAAATATGGTGCTAGTGCTAAATGGCTTGTTAGAAACAATATTCTAAACACTGCTAAAACTCTTAATCTAGCTCCACAGGGTGTTTCAACCTTTAATAGTGCTTTTAGCATTGTTAACGCTTCACTGCTAAATATTTTTGGCACAACTGATACTACAATTACTGAAAAGACCGATCCTGGTTTTGGTAAAACTCCACAAGCTCTAAAAATGCATGAGCGAAGAGAAAATTCCAGAGACAATATTGACCGTCATTATATGGAGAAATTTATTGACGAAGTAATGTCCCGTTTTGCTAATTTAATTGTTAAAAACCAAAAATCTTCAACCACTCTTAGAATGTTTAGACCAGAGATTGAATCACTGGCTATGCAATATCCAGAGATTGAAGAAATGTACAATCCAGAGACTAATGAGTTAAAGATTGATAGCAAACACTATAACCAGACTCTTTATGACTATGAAACCATTTCTGGTTCAACTTATATGGTGGATAGAGAAACTACTCAAAAATCGCTGGAGAGTTTACTTAATATGATTAGCACTCAACCACAATTAATTGAAGCTCTCAAAGCTGAGGGTAAGGAAATTAATTTATCTGAACTATTGACTCAAATTATTAGCAACTCAGGACTGCAAAATTGGGAAAAAATCTTAACTGACTATAATCCCAATGCTAATAAAAATATTGATGATGTAATTGCTAAAAATAGTCAAGAATTTGCCAACTTTATGCAACAGATGGGTGCTGGCAATCCCAATGAAGTGCCACCATCACCACAGGGCGCACCGCCAGAAGGAGTAGCACCACAAGTAGCACAAGGAGGAATGCGATGAGCGTAGCCATTAGACCAGATAAAATTCAAAGTCCATACTTAACCAAGGTGGAAAAAGAAGCAGAAGCCAGGGGTAATAGCCAAGAAGAGATTATTTTAAGTGATATTAGTAACAGTGATGGGTGGGTGGTTTTAACTGATGAGATGGATAGAATTATTGATGAACTGGAAGGGTCACTGGCAGAGCAAATGGCAGCTGGTGCAGATTTTAGTGATATTGGAAAAACTGCGGTAGTTAAGGAAATAGTCAAAAGCTATATCCTTAGAATTAAAAACAAAGTAAGTGATGCCAGAGAAGCAACAAGAGGAGGAAAATGAAGTTGAAGCGCTAAAAGAGGTTGGAGATATTGAAAACCACCCAAATTATCGCTTCATACCAAAAGGATACCACGAATGGAAACAAGAAGGGTATTACTTAATATGTCGCTCCTGCGAGCTGGAGCATGCGGTCTGGCTTGGAAAAGATCATTTATTAACAGGCATTAAAGAGGACGGGAAACCGATCATTAAAAAAAGAAGCGAATTGTTTAAGCGAAATTCGCAAAGTATCTAAGATGACGATTTTGGATATTTTGGTAATCTCGCATCACCTGACGGGTGCGTTAACAACTAGCTCAGAAAGGCATTCATGCCAGAAGAACTAAAGGCGGAAAACGAACAGGTAGAAAGTGTATCTACCCCAGAGGAAGCGCCAACCACTGAGATCAACACACCAGATCCTAAGGAGGAATCTGCTGAACCTGCGGGAGACGCTCCCAAAGAGGAAGTAGAAGAAACCGATAGCTCTGAGCCTGAAAAGGTTAGTAGTAAATCTGCTCAAGGCAGAATAAAGCAACTTAACAACAAACTCAAAGAGGAGCAGAGAATTCGCTCAGAACTTGAGGAAAAAGTGCAAAGCATTATGCAGGAGAATGAGACAAATCCTTTTTCGCCTGTCAACATGCCGAGTCCTAGTCGTGGGCGATTAGCCCAGCCAAACGAAAATGGCGAAATAAGTTACGAGGACTATCAGCGTGATGTACAAAATAATGCCAAAGCTGCTGTACAAGCTGTGCTTAGTCAACAACAACTAAAACAGGAAGCGGCGGATGTAGTCAGAATTTATCCAGAACTAGATCCTAATAATAAGGATATGTTTGATGAAGACTTGTCTGCGGCTGTCACCGAGGCTGTCGCTGCCAAACACAGACTTAGTGCAAACTTTTCCGTCAAGGAAACAGTAGATAAGCTGATGAAACCTTATCTAAAAGCTGCAGAGAAAGCTGTTGATTCTCAAAAGAGGGAGTTGGTATCGCAAGTTGCTAGTGGGGGGATTAGACCTGGTTCTAGTCCAAGCCCAGAAGCCGACAAAAAAGGCTTTGAAGAATTAAGTCTTGAGGAGATGGAATCTAAACTTGGCAAGGTTTATTAGTAAAATATAGGGAATACATACTATGGGTACGATAGAAACATCTTTAACCCTCACAAAGGAGATGTCGACTTATTATGAGAAAGTTTTTCTCAAAAGAGCCGAATATCCTTTGATTTTAAAAGAGGGCGCACAGATGCGCAGCCACAGTAAGAATGATGGTAAAGTCATTCGTTTTAACCGCTATGACGCGCAAACGATTGACACCACCGCTCTAACTGAAGGCGAAAATCCATCAGTTTGCAATATCACATCTTGCAACGTAGATGTAACCCTAGCCGAGTACGGTAGAACATTCAAGATTTCTAAATTCTTGAGTTTGACCTCTATTGACGTTAACAACAAAGAGAAAATCGAGTTGTTGGGTCAAAATATGGGCGAAACACTGAACCGACTTGTCAGAGACCAACTAGAAAGTGGAGCTACTAGCGTTTACGCTAATAGCAAAACTGCTAGTACAATTTCTGCCAGTGACGTGTTAAGTGCAAGTTTAATTAGAGCTCAAGTCAGAACACTTGAAATCAATAAGACTCCTACCTACTCAGACGGTATGTTTATTGGTAAGGCTCAACCTTTCACCAAAGCAGATCTTCTAAACGACTCTACTTGGATTAATGCCAAGAGTTATAGTGACGTTAAAGACCTGTATAAAGGTGAAATGGGCGAACTCTACCAGGTCCGTTGGCTGAATAATATTGACGGCTATAGCACTACTGGTGCTGCTGACACTACTTCATCTGACGTAAACATATACTCAAACTACATTCATGGCTCTGATGCCTTTGGATGTTATGATTTGAGTGGAGACATGCCTCGTCTATACATTGTGCCTAATTCACCAGATAGCGGTAACCCCGCTGGTCGTGTGAGTTTTGCATCATGGGCTGGGAGCTACGCAGTTAAGGTTTTGAATGCAAATTGGGTTTTGCGTCTACTTACTGGTGCGACTGCTTAATGCTGAATTAAGTAGTAAGAAAAAGGCGAGGTTTAGACACCTCGCTTTTTTTTGACAATATGAAAATTTTGTGCCATAGTATTTGTTATGTTAGATGACGCAAGAAAAGCCGACTTACAAGCACTACATTCTCAATTAAGAGTTGCCAGTCCTGGAAATAGAAAAAAGATTGAGCATACCATACACAATATTAGAAACGAATCAAAATTACAGCGAAGTATGCGCGCTGAACTCATTAAGGCATCAAGAAATGGCGATACCAAAGCTCTAAGAGAAATTAGAGAATACGTGGCTGAAAAGAAAAAATACCAAAATGAGTGATACAACTTTTAGAACTGCTCGCACTCAAGGCGAACCAGCTAAAACTACTCAAGCTTCAGTAGATAAATCTTCAACTGCCGAGAAAACCACTGATGAAGTGCCAGTTCCCTATCTTGATTACAAAAACACCAAAAAAAAGCCATTTACCGCTGAATATTTTGAACTGGGCAATTTTTGGGATGACAAAGATGGTGGTTTTGAGAATGAGCTATCTATTATTGAAGATTATATGTATCATTTAATTGGCGATGGACAACTTGGTAATTCTACTGAAGCTGTTAGAGAAAAAATGAAAGCTCTGGAAAAACAAGCTGGTATTAAAAAATATGACACCACTATTAATCGAATTTCTAAAGTAGCTGCCTTCACTAAGTTTTTAAAAGAGACTGAAAAATTATGAAAACTGGACTTGGGATAACCACTCTCAATCGTCCAGATTACTTTAAACAATGTATTGACCATATTATTAAAAACACCAGGTCAATAGATTACATAGTAGTAGTAAATGATGGCTCTAAAAAAGAGCATAGAAAGGCGTATGAAGAAATTTATAAAACGCTTCCAAAAGAAATTAAGGTCATTGACCAAAAAGAAAACGGTGGCTGCTCGAAAGCGAAAAACACGCTCCTCAAAGAAATGATTGCTAAGGGGTGTTCTCACCTCTTTATTTGTGAAGATGATATTTTAGTGCTGGATGATCGGGCAATTACTGAATACATTAGAATTGCCAGTGAGTATGATTTTCACAATATTTGTTATGCCCTGCACGGACCAGCCAATAAAGGCAAGCGACTTCCCATATCTGGCGAGGTAGCTTATTATCCAGAGAGTGTTGGAGCATTTTGTTATTATTCAAAAGAAGCCCTGGAAAAATCAAAAAATGAAGATGGCACTTATTTTGATGAGCATTTTCACAATGCTATGGAGCATGTGGAATTAACAGACAGAATTGCTAGAGAAGGGATGACGCTGTCTTTTTCAATGTTTGTGGATGTTAGCGATAGCGACAAGTATTTAAGTGAGATTGAAGGGAGTATTGATAACTCCTCAATAAGACCGAAAAGTAAAAGTGCTCAGGCGGAGAAAAAGTTTAGAGCTAATATTTTAGATGCCCTGGAGTTTTGGGCAAAAAAAGATGGACACCGCTTCCCACTCTGGGATTTGCTATTCAGTTATAGGAAGATGTATGGTTGACATATATATACCAACCCTGCGTTGTTATAAAATACCAGATATTATTAAAAATTTAACTGAAAGTACAAGTAAAAAAATAGATATTTTTTTTATATTAGAAAAAGATGATTTTAATAAGTTAAGTGGGAAATATCCAGTTATTTTAAATGAAGGCTCACCATCTTATTCTGGAGCAATCAATACTGCTTATAAAAAAACTAGTGGGGATTATTTTTTTTGCGGAGCTGATGATTTGCTTTTTCATAAAAACTGGCTTGAGATAGCACTTGAGAAGATGGATGGTAATATTATGGTAGTTGGGACAAATGACTTATTTAATAAAAATGTTTTAAGTGGAAATACATCTACACATTCTTTAGTTAATAGAGATTATATTAAAAAATATGGTGGAACTATGGACGGCTCTTTTCCAGTATTGTTTGAGTATAAACATAATTATTGTGACACTGAGTTTGTTCAGACAGCTAAAAAAAGAGGGGTGTTTAGTCCATGCCTTGAATCAATAGTAGAACACATGCATTGGGGAAATGGCAAATCCCCCAGAGATGAGGTTTATACTAAGGGTGACGCCACAGTAAGTTTAGATCAACAAACATTTAATGAAAGGCAGGGTTTATGGTCATAGCAGTTACTGGTTATAATGGCTTTATAGGAAAACACTTAGTTAAATATCTTGTTGGTTTAGGACATTGGGTAAAACCAATAGACTGTGATGTAAGAGACTATAATGAGATATCTTCATGCCTTGTTGGAGTAGAAGCTGTTGTTCATCTTGCTGCAAATATGGGAGGAGTTGGTTTTTTTTCAAAACACCAGTTCTCTCCAATTCTTGATAATATTCAGATGGATGTTAACGTAATTCGTTATTGTAGCAACACTAATACTAGACTTCTTTTCCCATCTAGTGCTTGTGCTTATCCAGTATATAGAATGAATAAAGGAGAAAAATTATCAGAAGAGATGATCTGGGACATAGCTGACCCAGACCAGATGTATGGAATGGAAAAATTGTTTATTACTCGTCTAGCAAAATATGCTGATTTTGATTTTAGAGTAGTTATTCTTCATACTATTTATGGAGAAGGACAAAAATCATCTGGTGATAAGGCAAAATTCCCACCACAAATTTGTCAGAAATTTATTGATAAAGAACCAATAGTGGTTTGGGGTGATGGTCAGCAAACTAGGACTTTTTTACATGTTGATGATGCAGTCAAAATGATTAGTGAGGTTTTACTGGCAAATTATTATGCTGGACCAGTTAATATTAGCCATCCACAAGAGGTCAAAATTAATGAAATTATTGAAATTTTAAAAAAACACTCAAAAAGAGAAGACATCAGCTATGACACTTCAAAACCAACTGGACCAGTGAGAAGACCAGTTGATATGGCTTCTTTTTATAAGCACTATGACCAGAGACCTTTAATATCAGTTAAACAAGGATTTATTAAGTTGTTTAAATATTTAAAAAATGAGCAAAATTAAGATTCTTGGACTATTATCCCATAGTCAGAAAATAGATGAGCATTTTTTAGTTCATGGCGTGGATTACGCGAGAATTGCCAATCCACTGCGCTACCTTGATAGTGATAAGTTTGAAGTATCAATCAGAATGAAAGCTAAAGATAGATTTGGATTAATTAGAGATGATTTTAAGGGAAATTTTGTTAATCGGGAAAGTGCAATTAAATACTATGATATTGTACTTTTATCCTACACAGTTTCAATTCCACTATATCTTGAGATTGCCTTCTTTTGTGAGAAGCATGGTACTAAATTAATCTTAGAGCTTGATGACAATATTTGGGAAGTGCCAGCAAGAAGTGGGGCGTATGAATCTTTCCATCCTGGTTCAAAAGATCTAGATACTATTGAGGCAGAGGTAAGAAACAGTAAATGGATTGTTACTACTAAGGCTAAGACCTCATACGCTATTGCCAAACATTGTCAAATTCCCCTGGACAGAATCACTCTTAATCCAAATTACATTGATTTAACCGTTTATGATGCTAGTAAAATTAAGCGAGTTAAAGATGACAAGATTCGGATTTGTTATTTTGGGACAAACACTCACTTTGATGATATTGCTGGTAATGAGGGTTTTGTTAAGGCACTAGATCGGCTTTTTAAAGAACACGATAATTTGCAACTTTTTACTACTGGCTTTTTCTTGCCTGAAATGAAGAGTTTGTGGAAAAAACACTACTTTTCAATGACTGGAGATCGGGATGTATTATCTTGGGCAGATAAGTTATGGGTGAAAATTATGTCAATGAGCGATATTGCAGTTGCTCCACTGCTTGAGAGTAATTTCACCAGATGCAAAAGTAATATTAAATATCTGGAGTGCTCTGCTGCTAAACTACCAACTGTGGCTCAAAAAATAGACCAGTATGAAAAATCCATTAGCAATGGAGTGGATGGATATTTAGTCTACAATGAGCGAACCTGGTACGAGTATTTAAAAGAGCTTATTGTCAATGTGGATAAGCGAAAGGAAATAGGGCAAGCAGCTTATAAAAATATTGTGGATAACTGGCAAATCCAGAATAACTACCAAAAATTCCAGGATTTTTTAATAAGTGTTGACAAAGTTTAAAAAAAGATATAAATTTAAAGTTAGCTAATAACAATATTGAGTTGTTGCAGCGTGTGTTTGAAAAAACATGCGCTTTTTTATTATTAAAAAGGAGAAAATATGTCATTAACAGATTTTTATAATTCAGTAGGTATTCAACCTAGTCCAGTAACATCTGCAACTAGTCCATCAATTAATTATAGCTCTCCAGCTATACCACCTATGCCAACTGCTGAAAATCTTGGACAACTTTCTTATGTTCCAACATCATCAACTTCTACTGGTGGAACAACTGGTGGAACAGCCCCAGCTCCAGCTCCCAGTAATGATAGCGGTGGTTCATCTGGACCAAGTCCTGCTGAAATAGAGGCTGAAAGAATTAGGCGGGAGGAAGAGCGAATTAGAAATCAAATTAGTTCTGGTTATGACACCTATATTTCTGGTCTTGATGATATGCTTAATGGGCTTGATACTCAAAAGGGTCACATGGAGAATATCCAGGCTGGACAATTAGATCAGTGGAAAGAAACTCTTGGGGCACAAAGGGAAGAAGGACTTGAGGGGTTGCAGGGTGAGAGAGAAAAAACTACTGCTAACCAGCAAAGCAACTTTAATAAACTAGCTGAGGATTTGCGCAATCAAATGCGAGCTGGCAATATCTATCTTGGTGCTAGAGGTGCAGGAGATAGTAGTGCTTCAAATATGTACTCTTATGCTCTTGGTAGACAGGGTAATCAAATTCGTGGTGACTTGATGCAACAAACTGCTGGAATTCAAAATGAGATTAATAAGCGTGAGGGGAATTTAAATCGTATTTATAATACTGAAATAAACAATGCTCAGACTGAATACGATAAAGGCATAAGTGAAATTGCTAGGTGGTTTGCTGAACAACAAACTCAAATTGGTCAGATGAAAAACCAGGCTGAGATCGGAAGAGCACACGTCTGAACTCCAGTCACACGTGAATCTCGTATGCCGTCTTCTGCTTGAAAAAAAAAAAA